CCCCCCCCCGACGCTGAAATGTCTTGGCAGGGAAACCCGCCAGATACAACGTCAACAATTCCTCGCCACGGGTATCCGTTAAAGGTTTGACAGTCATCCCATATCGGGAAAGGCGGGAGAATTTTGTCATTTTGTCTGGCGCACAATACGCTTGCTGGGTATTGTTCCCACTCAACGGCGCAAACGGTTTGCCATCCAAGCAAGTGTCCCCCAAGTATTCCTCCACCAGCGCCTGCGAAAAGAGCCAACTCATTCACTTAGTCCCCTTTCGTTAATGTCGTAAAACCAATCTTCACCAGCTGACCATTTACGTGACCCGTCTACCGTCCAAATGTGGCGTGATGCTTGAAAGTCTGGAAAGTCAGTCTTTGCCGGTATTAACGATTGGTCGTACCAAAGGCATCGGTTGTTAGGCTGTGCTGCAAATTGCCCATTATCTAACCGGATAAAGTTAAAACTTTTATGTTCTTCAGCAACTTCAGTAAATCCGGTGTCTACATCCATACCGTCGGCACAAAAATCCACCGTAAACAAGTATTCACCAAAATGCCATTCTTTGTCTTTACCTAAAAACTTAACCCCAAGGTTACGCAAACCGATTTTTTCGTGGACCGTAAACCTGTAACCCATGCAATCCCATAGTTGCAAAACGTCAAACGGTAACTCAGCACGACTATCAATGTGCCACACATAAGCCTGAATAGGCAGTTTGTCGTACAAAGCGCCGTACCGTGGCAACAGGCTTTCGATGCGAAACACTTGCCCACGGATTGCTTTAATGCTTACCCAAATGGCAGGTTCAAATTCACCATGTCCTTTCTCAAAGTTGTACAAATACTCACGCCGCACAAAGCATTTTATTGGCGGTAAGTTTCCAATGATGTAGCTCATATCAAATCCATTTGCTTTGGCATAACTTTCCATTCCCTTTCGGCCCGACCAGATTTGCTTTGCACATTGCGACCAGTTAGCAAAATTTCATGATTGCGTTCTAATTCACTAAGCCGCCTGGCAACTTGATTGCCATCGAGTCCCGTAATCGTAGCTATACCGTCTTTACCCATTGCCCCATACTTGCATAAGGCTTGGATGATTATTGTGGCGTGTTGAGCCGCTAAAGCCTTTGCAGAGTCGGCAGCAGCCCAACTGGTTGACGGATCGGTGTTTCTAGCAACTTGGCTCATTTTGTTACCTCATCCAATGCGTAGAGTTTTACACCTTCACAATTTGGCGTTAATTCTTCCCAAACTTTGTTCATCCAATCGTATTCAAACACCCCAACAGGTTCTAATTCTTTTAATTTACGAGAAAATACCAAAGCGTTGTCAATTAATTCAATTTCACGCAAATTGCCGCAATCTTTAGCGTATTTAAGCGCCTCAATAATTATTTCAATTTTGTTCATAGCATCACCAAACTTAAAAGTGGAAAGAAACCAAACACAAGCGCCAGCATCAACAAACCAACCACCCAAGCAATTGGCGGTATACGCTCGTCAGCTCGTGTGTAGCGTGTTTGGCAACGCATTGTGCGAGTGGTGCGACCTGTCCAGTTAGGATCGCCAAGGTCAGTCAAGAAAGGCCAGTTATGCTTATTCATCGCTGCCATCTTCCTCGTTTGCCGTAACGGTTTCAATATGGTTGATGTCAATGAAATGCGTGTACAACGGAACAGCACACATCAACACATCGTCACGGTCAATTTTGATATATGGTTCGCCGTTACTGTCTGTTTTTACGCCATCAGCAAATTGATCCATAAGCTCTGCAATCTTTTTGTCGGTCAACTCACGACTAAGTTCACGCATTAATTGGCGCTTGCCTTCGTCTGTCATTTGGATATATGAGTATTTCATTTATGCAGCCCCTAACAAACGAGCAGCTTCTGACTTTAGTTCTTTGTTGCTGATCTCTGAGAAATCAACACCTTCCATCATTAACTTCATGTGCAAATCAAATGCTTGATCGCAATCAAGTGTTGGAAACCATTTCATCAAGTCTTTTGTTACTTTGTTCATTTTATGCACCTGTATTTGTTGTATGGCGTTGTTGCCATGTACAGATATTAAGCTATCTAAACAATAAAAACATAAGTGTTAACCCTAGTTTTGCAATTATTTTTAATTTATTTGGATTTTTACAACAAAACGCCCCAATTAAGGGGCGGTCGATGGAACAAGGAGTGAACAACACCGACAATTTATTATAAGTTGTTTTTACGCTTGTAGAACGCTAGTAAATACTGAAAGCAATCCCATGCAGAGGCTAAATCTTCCTCTGAATGTTCGATCAGTTTCACATCGCCTTCAGCAGTAAAGAACACGTTGGCGCATCTGGCTGTGGGTTTGCCAAGGCCGACACGGTAGGCAGCCAATTGCATCAGTTGTTCGTGGTACGGCACAACCTTGTCGAGCTTGTCTTTGCTCTTAAAGTCGATCACGATGTTTTCAGCAATCAAATCAACTTTGCCGCCAAACCCTTCGTATGCAAACGAACGTTCTGCCTCCCAAGTCTGGTCAGCCCCAAAATGGATTCTGATTGCCGCATCAACATTCCAAACATAAGCAGGGTATTCATCTTTATCACCACGGTAAAAACGCTCAAGCACCCCATGCATTTGTGTGCCACGATCCATAGCGTCACGGCCTGTAGATTTAGAATCGGACATAACCCGTTCTAGCCAGTTTTCTTCTGTTTCGCCAGCAATGCGTGGCAACGTCAGCGCAGCCAATAAGACTTGTTGTTGCAGCCAAGTGTTAAGACCAGGCTTGGCAACCAATCCCAACACGGTAGTTACTGACGGTACTAAGTTGCGTTCTCTTGCGTCACGAACCGTTGTATTACGCTCTTTGCCGTTTTTGCCAATAATTCTGTAAGCTGGTGAACCGTCAGCGGCGTACCAATGACCTGATTCTGAGTCTGCTGATTTGATAATCATTTCCGAGCCTCCATCATTGCGTCTGCTAACGAATATGCTAATTGTGCAATAGCATCATCATCATAACTATCGTTGGAATATTGTAATAATCCCGACAATGCCGTTGCAGCGAAATAATCTCGCAAACTCATGCCTTTTGTAATATCAACTACGTTCCACGTTGGGAATGCTGGTAAATCACTTTTCATTTTTGCACCTGTTTAGCTAATGTTTTAAGCATCTCGATTGCATCTTGTAAGTCTTGCATGGCTCTTTGATCGAGAACCATGCCTTCGTACCATTGCTGCAATCGCCAACTAATTAAAATTGCTTCCTCTGCTTGGTTCATCAGAACGGCACATCGTCGATCATTTCATCAAGAGGCACAACAATTCCCTCTTTGATTTGACGGTAAGCGTCAGACTTTGGTTTAGCAGGCGCAGCAACTAGCGGTGCATCCTCCGCAGGCCGACCACCAAGCATCTGCATTTGGTCGGCAACCACCTCAGTTGTGTATTGATCCACGCCATCTTTGTTCTGCCATTTGCGAGTGGTCATACGGCCCGCCACAAAGACCTGTGAGCCTTTCTTTAGGTAGTCGGCACATATTCCTGCCAACTTGCCAAACGCCGTGATTCTGACCCATTCTGTCGTTTCTTTCGTTGCGGTCTTATAACCCACCGCAATTGAGAAATTACAGATTGCATTAGAGTCAGCGGTATAACGTACTTCAGGGTCTTTGCCCAAGCGCCCAATAAACTCGCAGCGGTTAAGATCGTTTGCCATTATTGTTGTTCCCAGTTTGCTTTGAATTGATCGTATGCAGCCTTCAACGGAATCTGTTGCTCTTTCAAGCAAATAGTCCAAGATGCTCTAAATATGTCTTTCAGGCTTTCGTAACTTACTGCTGATGCCATTTGAGCCACGGTATTGTCCAACTCAATGCCTTTAGGTTTCTCAATAGCTTTAACTGGCGGTGATTTTACGGCAGCTGTGCCATCGTCATCCTCGCTTGCAATACCAAGTGCTGCTTGCAGACCGTAGCGTTTACCGTAAGTAATTGCCGAGCCAAAGCCTTGTGCGTCTTGTTTGGTTGCGGGAATAAACAACGTGCCGCAGCTAAGTTGTTCGCCTGATTCATGGATAAGGACTGTTTCGACTGCTACGCCACCGTCTGCCGTATGCAACATCTGCACAAAGGCTAAACCGTTAGCCGACAGAGCAGGCCGCACAGCGTCGATGACTGATGCCAGGCTGCTATATGCAGATTTAAAGTGTGGGTTTTTACTATCTTTGGCTGCGTGTGACATTGCTGCCTGAGCCGTGACTAATGCTTTTGCTAATTCTTTCATTTATGCACCTATATAAAATGGGGCTTGCGCCCCGTTGGATTATTTGTTTTTAACGCAGTCGTGGCAATCGCAAACAATAACGTCTGTCTTTACCGAATCACGCAATTCTTTTAAAGAATCGTAACCACGAACATGAACTATTTCATCATCAAAACGCCAACCATACGGCAACGTCAAAATGTAGTCAGTACCAAAATCATTTTCTTCAATATCTACATCACGCTTTACATTTAATTTGTATTTCATTTATGCACCTGTATTTGTTAAATGGCTTAATGCCATAACTATATATTAAGCTATCTAAACAATTAAGTCAAGACAATCTACATTTATTTTCTAGGTGTTTTCCCTAATACTGAGTTTATTTACAAACAATGTTAAGATTGCTACATGAATACAACAGAAATCATCCAAACATTAGGTGGCACATTTGCCGTAGCCAAGCTCTGCCGTGTCAGTCCACCAGCTGTATCGCAATGGCGCAACAATGGTTTGCCTGGTGATAAGTTAGTGTTGCTAGCTGCCGAGCTTGAAAAGAAATCAAACGGTAAGTGGTCAAGAAAAGAAATTCCTAACTGGCAACAAATCTGGCCTGAGTTGCATTAGACTGATTAAGCCTTTAGCAAGCATGAAACAAACAATGATAAGGGTCGTGTTTCACCAGGTTAGCTTTAGACCTTGACACATCGGAAAGACGATGAGAGAATTAACTTGTTGTCGTGAGAAACAACTAAGCCGTTTAAGTCTGTGTCTTGCCCCAAATTAGGGGTTCTCACCAAGATGCAGATTTAAGCGGCTTTTTATTTTCTTTTGATAACCGTCAGAGAGCGTTATCTAATACGGTTAAATCGCCGGTACTCAAGAAAGATTGGCTGGTCTACACCCGACTGCAAGCCACGTAGCCTTAAATGGGGACTACACAAGATTAGAGAACACGGTGGGACAAGACTCTAACTCGATTGAACATTAACTCCGGTAGGATTGGTATTGTTCTGTTATAAAACAATATGGATCGAGTTGGACTGCGTAGGGAAACTACACGCTATCCACCCTTGGGAATACTATTGTCCAAATAATAAAAGTACGGGTAATTACTAAGATAAATACCTCTTGTGCATTGTGTTTAGATGGCTTAATGTGATGCTTTTATGGAGAACATATGTCAACAGAACAAAAGATATTGCGGTATTGCATCGAGCCTAAAACAACAGTTGATATTGCTGATTACTGTGGCCTTGAAAAGATCAGCATTTACACACAACTTGCCAAACTTCAGCGCAACAACAAGATCGAGAAACGTGGGGATGGTAGGCGTGGTTCACCTTGTGTTTATGTCACTATTCGACAAGCACCGACTGCTACAGAATCTTCAGATAATTACGAAAACCTAGTTGTTAAACACGCTCATAACCCGTTTGGATTGCGTTTATGAACAAGGCCGACTATATCCATCTGTTTAAAGAGGCTTGCGGTGGTCGCTGCAACGCTGAATACAACCCTTGTGCGTTTCGCCAGGCTGCTGACAATCTAGCTAAATTAAAGCCCACAGGATACATTGGGGATAAAGGTGTGCTACTCAACGACACAACGCATCCGCACTTGTATACAGCCCTTTACGCATTGGATAAGACACACAAATGACACCAACAAATTTACAACCAAAGTTTGGAAATGTACAAATGAACCCACTTAGCCCAAAACAAATCCTGAGAAACCTTGAGAATGGGTTTTTTATGACACATCAAGAGCAGACTGAGGCAGCGCAGCTGATACGCCAGTTGCAAGAATCAAACAAAGCATTGATGGAGGGAATGTTGCTAAACGCTGAAACAATTGTCAGGTTGCGTCGAATGATTCAAACAGAAGTTGGTCTTGATCGTGCCACACAATTACTTGGGGACAACAATGACTTTGTCTAATTTATACCTA